TCCTCTGGATTCTATTTCTTTTTGAGCTTCAATGAATCTAGGCATAAGTTCAAAGTCTGGAGCTATACTGCCGTTTTGGTCATATGTGTATGGTAGAACTGCCCTTGCAAGTTGAGTTCCGTCATACAGCACCTGCCCAAATTTAGAAGAATCAACTTTCTGATTGCCTAAATGAATGCTATTGTTGTCAACAATACCTCCAATTCCAGACATTAGTAATGACTCTAATGAGCCTTTAGCAACTAAGTTACCGTCTTGTCCTTGTGGTGTACCATAAAATACAGCATCCGCTTCCATTTGGTAACCTTGTCCGGGATTAAGTATGTATTTACCAGCATCTCCATTCTCCCCCATGTAATAAGACATAATAGGTTTAATCTGCATAGTCTTATTAGATTTAGAGCCAGATTCAGATGCTCCCTCTGTGGCATTCTTATCATAATCTACTTTAATAGAATAGTCAGAATCAATTCCAGATGAAATCATACCAGCCAGTAATTCATATGCACCTTTAGTAGGGTCCAATCCAGACAATGCAGCCTTACCTCTTAGTAAAGCCTTTGCATTATTAGGCATGGTAGACAGCAAGTAAGTAAGAGCTACTCTAGCCTTCTTTGATTGGTCAGTATTACTTTCTGTAATTTTATACACTCCGTCCTGTCCAGCAGCTAGTAATTCGTCTATTCCCTCCTTTATATCTTTACCTTTCTTAGTTTTAAAGAACTCTTTAGAAGTGCTATCCTTACCTATTTTACCAATGAGGTCCCATACTGTCTTATTAATACTATCCATGCTGACTCCATTAGCAATTACAGTTGATATATTATTAGCATACGGCAATTTATTAGCTCGTAGGTCAGCCAGGTCTGCATTAGTAAGAACTCTATCACCTTGCTCTAGAGTTGCTTTAGTAGTAATTCCGTCCTCTCCCATCACATAATATCTACCGTCAGTAGTAATCGCCATTTCACCAAAGGAGCCGTTCTTCTGTGACTCTGCTATAGCATCTTTTAGTTGAGTTTTGCCCTCTCTAAGTCTTGCCATTAGTTGAAGAGTTCTTCTATAAGCTGTGGCAGTTTGATTTGGATTGAATGGGTTGTTCTGACTACTGAATAGATTACCTATTTCTTCAGCTACTGCATCAGTGTCGCTAATAAGACCCTCTTTATACAGAGCAGTAATCAATGACTTATCTATACCTCCTATTGTATTCTTATCTGCTTCTGCATTGCTGCTCATTGCTCCTTCAACATAGGGAGCTGTAGGTTGCGGTTGAGGAACGTTAGTATAGCTAACAAAGGCGGGAATACCCCCGCCCTGTAGCTTCTGTATTTTATTTATTATTTCCATGACATTCCTTTCTTAATTAGTTCAGAAGTTAATGAAGACATATGTTTAATCATATCAGCATGTTGCTTCTTCGCTGCCATTATGTCTTTATGGAATTGCTTATTATCTGCTAGCATTCTTCTGTTGAAATCCTTAGCTCTTTGAATTATAATCCTTTCCTGGGCTGTCAACCTTCCACCCTTAGCATAAGTATATGGGGTATTAGGAGAAGGAGTAGTTCTTTGGAACATCCAAGGCATTCCAACATTATTTCTAGAATAATTAAGCATATCTGTATTGTACTGTCTTAATAATTGTTGCTGTTTAGCTGTATCTCCAGCTTGAACTGCTGCATCATATTGTGGCTGCATTGTAGATAATAATCCTTGTCTATAAGATTCAGCATCGTATTGTTTACGAGCTGCTCTATTCTGTCTGAATTGATTTTCAATGCCAGATAGGTAAGGATTAATAACTTGCTGATAATTAGCTGTAGTCTTAGCAGAATCAATTTGCGCCTTAGCAGCATCAATTTGTAGCATCGAAGCTCTATTTCTATTGGCAACATCAGTTCTTCTAGCTTTAGCAGCATCCGACTCTTGTTGAGCCATCATTCTTGTCTTATAGAACATATCAGCATCAGCCATATCTCCTTGGAATCTTATATCACCAGCTTTGTTCTGTGCTTCTAATTCTCCAGCAAGCTGAAGCGATGCATCAGAAGTTCTAGGTCTAGCGGCAAGAGATGTCAAATTAGAAGCTTGCCTATCAGCAGATGCTTTAGCAAAGTAGTTACCAGTAATGGGTACAGTGTTCTCATATGTATCTATTAGCAATGGTTTTAGTCCAGCTTTGTACTGTTCAGCTGCCTTGTTATTAGTTGCCAATCCTCCAACCATTCTGCCTAATGCTATCACATCCTCTGGCAATACACTAAAACCTCCTAAACCTTTCTTTTCACCTCCAGCTGCTCCGCGTACAGTACCGTCTCCGGCAGCTTTCTGTGACCTTTTAGCATCTCTAATTTGCTTCTTAGTAGGATTACTACCCATAGCTGGAACTGGAGATTCTAATTTAGTTGGCATAGCTGGTTGTGGATTTCCACTAGTAATGCCTGCTGCCTTAGCTTTAGGCATAAAATTCAACATCCCGGTGTCTAAATTCTTAACAACATCAATATTATCATTAACTCCAGCTCTAACTTTAGCTAGATTATCAGCACTGATATTGTTAGTTCCTAGATGTCTTAACCAAGTTTTATCTCCTGCGTAACCATCAGCAACGTACCCTTGTGCATTATTATCAGAACTTCCTCCCCTACCTTTGATTCTTCCAGAGCTTTCTAAGCCAGCTATAGTTCCAGTGTTAATATTAGTATTAGCATTAAAGTCAGTTTGATAGCTAGCCACCTTATCACTGTATGGTAATCTAACCGCTCCAGGTTTGTTTGGACCAAATCCTAAAGTACTATACTCCCTTTGCATATCATTATAATTCCAAGCGTTACTTGGAGTAATCATGCCAAGAGTACTATTATAACCACTACTTCCTAATATATCCTTATTCCAACTTAAGTCGCTAGCAGATGATAAATTTCTAATACCTTTACCTCCTTGATATTTAGGAATTAACACTCCTCCGTTAGCTTTCTTAGTAACTCTGTCATCTTTAGACTTCTTCTTAGTCTTAGGTTTAGATTGCTTCTTAGGAAGTTCTCTTTTAACATGAGCAGTACTACGTTTGGGCGGATTAACTAATTCCCATAAGTATCTGGCATTCTTATCCTTAATAGGAGCAGACGGTGTTACAAATATCTCAGTTGGAGTTGGTGGAGCATATATGTTTCTTCTAGGAGTCATATCCTCATATCCAAAATCCTTTCTGTTCATAACAGCTTCATCCCATACTTTATTGTACTCACGTTCAGCTACTGGTTGGAATACTTCTCTGTAAGTCCTTTCCTTATTAGCTCTAGCTGCTCCAGCTAATGGCTGTTTAGGTGAAGGTTGATTAGTAGCCCATGCAGTCAAAGCTTCATTTCTAGCTTTTTGAGCTTCTCTAGCTTCAGCCTGCTTATTAAGTCTTTCATTCCTAATAGCTTCATTACGTCTGTTTCTATCTCCTGTGGCTCTAGTTTGTGCCAGCTTGTTTGGGTCAGTAATGTCTACAACTTGTCTTGACTTACCATCTCCCATGTGAAATACCCTGTTAGACGGAGTTACTTGATTAGGGGCAGGTAATGCTAACAGCTCTGAAGGCTTAGCTTGACCTTTATTAAGATTTCTGTATTTGAAAGAGTTGTACCATTGAGCTGGCTTATCAAGGCCAGGAATAGATATAACTCCAGTTTGCATTCTTTTAACTATTCCTTTCTCTGAATTTGAATAGACTAGAGGCACTTCAATATCACCTTTAGTGGTACTAACTATTTTGGTTTTGTTGAAGTTGTATTCTGGTCTTACTACAGAATTGGGCAAACTGGTTATAAACGGATTGTGCCATGAGAAATTAACCTGACGACCTAATCTATCATCACTCTTAGTAATCTTCTGGAAAGCTGCCTGTTGGTCTTTGAGTTTACCATGACTAGCTATCTCGTCCAACTGCGCTCCAGTGACAGTGTATTCTTTACCAGTAGCGCTAGTTATTACATGATTTCCAGTAGCAGCGGCATTTCTAAGCTGTCTAGATTGTATTTGGCGTTTAACTCCTTTACCACCCCCAACTACAACTTTTATTAATTCAGCTAAGTTTCTATAATCATCTACAGAAAGGTCTTTTGGGTTAGTGGCTAGCTTTCTAGCCGATTCTATACCAGGGCCTGTATAGTTTATTGCAGCTGCTGCCGATAATAGTCTTGGAGTCCATTTTATGAGATTTTTGACTACCTTACTGCCTTTAGCCGCTGCGCCTAGTCCGGGAATTAATCCAACTGTATCTAAACCTAAATTCATAGCTAAACGTCCTGCATCTCCCCAGTCAAGACCATCTTGGCCCCAATCAGCTCCAAAATTGGCTAGTGTTCCAGCATAACCTACTACCCCAGCTCCAGGTATCATGGATATTAAATCAGCACCTATAGCCCCAAGCCTTGCATAATCAGAAGCAGTGAATCCAGTATCTGCTGGCTTCCTACTATCATTGACAGCTTGTTGTGGAGATTTACCAGATGCTACAGATTGTTCTACTTTAGCTTCCTTGTCAGCTTGACGTTTAGCGTCTCTCTCCTTAATAGCTTTAAGTATTTCAGCGTTAGCAGCTTCCCTATTAAACCCTATACTTCCTCCCTGTTGGAAATATGAACCTCCCCGCTTTGGTACTCTAGGAGCAACTCTAGGTTTTGAACTATCAGTAGGATTCTCATAATGAGCATAGGCTATCTGTTGCAACGCAGGTATATCTAGCATAGATACTTCCTTGTACTGTTTAGTTTCAGGATTATATGCCATACTAGTATAATTATTGAAATCATATGTAGTGGGCACTGCTACAAAGCCATCGCCTATGTCTGGGAACTGTGACCTCATGACACTCAAGGCAGCATCCATATTATTAACTATATGCTGTCCGTTGTCTGGTCTAAATGAGGTTCTTCCTAATACATTGGTAAAATAATTTGCTATATCTGGTTGACCTTTCAAGTAATCCAGTAAATTGTCAATATTGTAATTAGGATTAACATTGCCAAAATGTCCTGACATGGAAGATTTAAACTGATTATTCTTTCTATAATCCTCAAAGTATTTCTTAGTAGCTTCAGTCTTCAGTTCAGCCTTGTTAGTATCTATTATTTTTTTCTCCTTATTAGCTTGGTCTCTTAGACCTTTCTCTACATAGGCGTTAATTGCTTCATCTCCTAATATTCCTTTACTTTTGGCATCTGCTATTAAGGACTTCCTGTAAGCATCTATCAAGTTTACATCACTACCTCCTTTAGAGACTTCATCATTTAGATAAGCGCCTAAATCTCCATAGCCCATAGCGGCAGAGAATTTTAGGTCTTCAGGGTCATATTTATTGTCTTCTAGAGCTTTTAATAGATTAGAGCTTCTCTCTATCCAATTCTCTCTAGTTCCGAATACATCTTTGTTATATTTTGCTTCTGGATTATTAACGAAATCATTATGACTAGATTGTATTGCCTGTCTTAGGAATCCTAAGCGGTCTTGTGAATTAAACTTCCTCCATAAACTATCATCCCAGTTTCCTCCCATAGCTATATTAGCTAGTCTTTGTTTAAATGAAATTGGAGCTGCCTTAGTTTGAGGTTTCTCTTCAACCTGTGCCTTATAAGGACTCATACCTTTAATATAGCTTAATGCATAATCACCAACTCTGTTAAATGCATTGTTCTCTGTATTCTTAGTACCTAATCCTAGAAATTTCTTGTCATATTTACCAGTACTGCTCATTTGCCCAGAAGCATCTGTAAAGGTTCCGTCTCCATTCATAGTCACAGTCCCGGACTTAAGACCTTCTATGAATTGACCAGCAGCCTTTCTGAATTGGTCAGCTTTGTCCCCTTTTAGTCCGTTATTCTGTATATAGGTGTCAATGTTTCTATATAAGCCAGATACTAAATCTGATTTGTTATATTTGTTAACATCTTTCCACTCAAACAGCTCTGGTTCTTGTGAGGACTTGCCACCAGTTTGATACTTTCTTATTGCTTGTGACATATCGTATTATAAACTAAGAAAGGGACATATACTGTTTGATATATGCCCCTTTCTAACTTGTTAAATGATTATCTAACTCTTCTAAGTTTAGAACCATTTCTTGCAAAGGTTGGTTCCTCTTGAGGAGCTTCTCCAGGTCCCATACCTCCCTGTGCTGCCGACATAAGAGTCTGACATACAGCTAGAGCTGCTTCGCAGTTACCTGTTTGCACTGCCTGTGCTGCCACTTGAAGAATCTGTTCCATAGGATTACCTGCTTGTGCTCCTTCCGGTGCTCCGCCTTCCATTGGTGCTCCTTCAGCAGGTGCGCCTCCTGCTGCGGGGTCTTGTGGTACAGGAGCTGCACCACCCTGTTGAAATCGTGAAATTTTAGATTGAATTTTCATGTTAATTACTATTTAACGTTAAACATTAACTTTCCCACAAAGTTAGTTATACTTAACGATATTACCAAATTAATCTTTTGTTTCTACATCATGAAGCTCAGAGAAGCTCCACAGATATTTATCTTCATTCTTCTTACCATAGTAAGGCAATTTATGGTTGCAAACTCTGCTTATTTTAGTACTATCATACCCAGCTTCACGTTCAGCTTGACATCCAGATTCCCAAATTCTAACTAGTTTATAGTCCAAGGTGTACTGATATACTGGTTTAGACCTCGGATTGTCTTTGCCAAATTTACGTGTTCTAGCTGGTTCTTTATAACTAACGGGAGGTATAGACTTCTCAGAGAATCCATATCTCCATTGATAGCCTCCTGCGGACTTCTGCTTACCTCTACAAGCTGCTATGATTCCTGAAGAATCTGCGTCAGTAATTTCAGACGCTTGCGCTGCACTATCATAAGTATCTATATAATTTCCATCTAATGAGTATTGGGATACTATTCTAGCTCTAGATGCCTTTAATTTAGCTTTATGAGCCTCGTCCAGTTTAGTACCGTAGGAGGGATGGTTTATACCTCTAAGGGAGTGTCCTCCTATGGTACTATTGTAACCGTTACTATACGAGTCATACAGTCCTATATAATATATTTCTAAGGCATCTAGTTTATCTGTCAAATCCTTCTCCATATCAGCCGATATGGTATTTAATACTTCATATTCAAAGGAATCCCATCCATACTTGCGTAGTGCTCTATAAAACGGCTTATCATATTCCTTATGATTTTCATTAAAGGCAGCTCTCTTGTGCTGAAGCTTTCTTCTGTCCTCATTAATTGTTTGTCCGATATAACACTTACCACTGGGAGATGTGTATTTATATATTATGCCTTTCATTTACGCCCATGCTTACTCTTGAACGACATATTCAGGCTCACGTTCATCTTGCTGTTTTAAATAGGTAAACATCTTCTTCCCGAGTGCCTTATAATCTCTATCTGCCTTAGATTTATCTGCTCTCTTAGCCATACGAATAAGAGTTTTAGTATTCTTTCTACTAAAGATTCTCTCTCCTCCATTTAATTCCATTTGAGTGGAACCATCGGGAGCTATAACCTTCATAGTTGGTACTTCATCATCGTCATCTATGTCAAGCTCATCTCCTTCCTTAATTCCAGAACCTTGATTTACTTCTAATACAAACTGCACATCGTCTTCTTCAGCAATAGTTTCATCGTGCGGTTGTCCCTTATAAACTGATATTACTTCAAAATCTTCGTCAATAAATATTATATCAAGTGGAATGTCAGTATCTTGCATCCAGAAACCAACTGTTTGAGGTTCATCATATATGAACAGCATACCTTCATCTTCAGCAAGCTCTTTCTTGCCTTGCAATCCTTTGGTCTTCTCCTCATCTGTTTGAGCTACCTCTACATTATACTTCTTATCGCCAATTTCTATTCTCATTCTACTACCTCCATTAGACCTGTATTGTCAACAGTGTTATTAATAATTTCATGTGCAAGTAATTTGCCAGCTTCTATAGCCGCGTCATCGCTTCCGTCCTTCATAAGTTCTTCTAGTTTCTTAGTGACTTCTAACCTGAAGATGATTTCATTACGCTCAATTTCAGCATGTTGCTTCAATTTACCACCTTCCTCTTCCGTTACTACAGGTATTCCTTTACTAGTTACTTGTTCATACTCTGGACTAATATCCTCCAAATGATGCTTGTGTGCGTGTAATGCTCCGTCTGGGATTACATTAACTTTACCTCCCTCTGCGAACTTCTTTGGAACATATTTATAATAATCTCCAGACATATCTAAATCATAAGCGTTTCTGAACTTTATTGCTTCTGGGTCTTTAGAATTATACCACTCTAATTCATATTTAAGAGTTGGATGATTCTTAGCCTTCATAAATTCATAGATACCTGTTTTAGGATTTAGATAGACAGAGTTTAGGTGATTCTTCCCATTCCTTAAATCTTCTACACTAGATGTTCTCCAGGCCTCTAATTCCTCCTTAGGAGCTAACTCAAAGGCCCTTCTAAGATTATATGAAGTAGTATCGTTTCTATCAGAAGGAACAGTTTCATACCAAGACTCAAATGTTATCTTAGGAGCCGCTCCTGTAATTCCGTCTACCTTACCTCCCTTTTGAAGCTTATTAACTTCTCTAGCTTTATTAAGAACTTCTCTAGCCCATTGTGATTCAGCATCTAGTATCTTCATTCCGTTTCTACCAACTGCCATATTTCTATAACCTCCACTAAGTGCTAGTTCATTTCTAAGACCAATTCCGCTATAATTAGAAGCTGCAAATGCATCTTGTGCTTCTTGATTAATATCAGATACCAAATTCTGCTGCCGTTTAGCTTCTGCTATTTGTGCATTAGCTTTACGTCTAGCCTTACCACTGAAAGCTCCATACTTCTTACCACTTTTGGTGAGAGCATCATCTACCTTAGCCATTGAACCTCCATAAGCTGAACCTTGCTGTTCCCAGGTTTCGTTATCTTTATAAATAGTATCAGCCTTCTTAGCTCCGAAAGCATTTACTAACCCCATTGGAGTTAACTTCATAAATTTACTATCAAGAATCTTATCAGTAGTAGTCATTTGGTCGGTTCCTACTCCTAAAGCTGTAAGTCCATCTGACAACATACCACCAATCTTCATTGCCCCTCCAACGATAGTTCCTACTCCAGGTACACTAGAAATCATATTAGCTGCTGCATCATATCCTGATTTAAGCCAGTAGTAAGTGCTGATTGCTCCTTCTTCGGAATAAAACTGCCAATCATATCAGCATAGCCTCCTGCCTTAGACATGGTGTTACCGATATTTGCTTTACTAAACAGTCCTCCACCAGGTTTAACAGTACTTCCAGCAGTTCCAGTTGCCATATTAGCAGCTGATTTAGATAATCCATTGACAGCTTTATTAGTATTAGCATTCATTAGTAATGCCTTAGAAGCCATGTCACCACTAGCCGCACCAGCTTGTAATAAAGGATTATTGGCGGGAGAGAATTTATCGAAGTTAGCGGATTGTAATCCAGTCATTGCTGTATAGAGGTCGCTACTAGACTGTAGGGGAGTTATACTCCCCATACCTTGTCTTAATAGCGAATTTCCCCATTGGAATTTCATAATTTTACGCATAACTTATTGTATATAATGTCTTTAATGCTGTTATTATTGCTAACTCTTCGCCAGTATATCTTACTCTAATCTTGATGTATTTGTCTCTAAGTCTTGCTTCCTTCCTACCACTCCACCAATCAGATGTGTCTATATCTTCAGGTCCATATCCTAAGTCTATTAAATCTTGAGGCATATAGTCTTCCACAGGAGTTTCTGAAGTTATATCAAATCCTTTTAAGTCGTTTGGTATAGGAGAATTACCTACAGAGATAGGAACCTTATCTATAGTTTCCTTAGTAAGTTTTGCTGTATTCCATGCTGGCTCGTTTCGCTGTACAAAGATAATAGGATTAATTTGAATATTCCAAACATCTCCTTGATAATTCATATTTCCTCTTAATCTTCCAATTCTTGGGTCTTTAATATCAGCAGCCTTAGCATGAGTCCAGACTCTAAACTCATCTAGCTTCTCATTATAAACTATTTCAGAACCTGATAGATTAACATAATCCTTATTAGGAGCAGTCTTACCTTTGTAGTAATCCTCAATCTCATTAAATGTATCTACTCTAGCATAGTATAATGGGAACATTGTAGATTTCACTTTCTGTCCAGTGGGTTTCCAGTTTCTAAGAATGTCTCTTTGCTTACCTCTTAGGTCTAAGAAATTCCTGTTGTACAGTATATCAGAACCATTATATTGATAGAAGTCTTTAGTAGCTTCTTGTCTTATATACATGTTCTTCTTGTCCTCATGGAACTCATAGCTCTCACCTACTACTTCATAATGGAATGAGTCCGGAACAGCCTTGTTACTTACAATTTGTAGATTCTCGAATATTTTATGTGTAGCTGGGTTGTCAACTACTACAAATTCATATTCAAATGGATGCTGCTTACCATACCAATAACATGGTTTAATCTTGTCCTTAATATCAATGATTCCAGACTGACCATGTTTCCAGAAGTCTGTTGTTAAATTCAAACCTTCATTAACTCCATTGTCTAGTACTTCCTGCTTAGTTATGGCAATTGATGATTGATACAAACCTGCATTATATGTCACGTAATCTTTCCATCCAGCAACATAATCATCTAAGTCTTGTGGTGCAGATTCTGAAGAGTATAAATAATCTATAGTACACTGTAGATTTAGTTGCACAACTGGAACTGTCCATTCAAAATCTTCTTTTAAAGCTAAGTACGACACCTTATTTTGTTTCTCTCCTTCAGTAATAATCTTAAAATGCTTATACATTCCAAAATTATCTTTAACTATCTCATATGTAAGTTCTATCTCTAGACCAGTATTTTGGGTGTTCGGAAGAGACCTATTAACAAGCCCTAGTTTAGTTAACTTCATGTCATCCTTGGTCTCCCAATCGTCTATGACAACATTACTAAGAACTATACCATCAGCAGAAGTCGATAAGCTGCCAGAAGATGCCAGTTTACTAATCCATTTAGAGGTGTCTCTATTAAAGCTAAAATGAATATTGTCAATGTTGGCAGAATAAGAGGGAACCCAAGAATAGAACGTAATAAACTTCTGCATAACTTCATTATAACAGATGTTCCACACTTTCTCTTCAAATCCGTATAAATCATCGTAGAAAGTGAACATGACATCTTGTTTGAATGCATTATAATGACCCTTAACGTTTCTAACACCTATAATAGGTGTCATTTCCCTTTCACTTAGTGTAATATTCTCATTTAAGAACTCCTGTATCTTAAAATCAGATATAATTTCAAACTGGTCTCCATTAGTTCTCCAAATCTTCTTTCCAACTGTATCCACTCCATAAACGAAATATGGGGTCTGTACAACACTTTCCGGCCACTGAGTACCATAGGTATCTGACAGCATTTTTGGATTCTCTGGAAGCACATTAGAGGTGTTAATGAAGACATTTCCGCCTGAACCTTCACCTGCTACAGCACGTTCATTAACTGGAATTAAAGCTATACCATGCTCAAATATACAAAGAATATTACCAAACAATTCAATCATCTTCATAATTCCTCCGTAAGTTCTAGGATAGTCCCTATAGTGAGTCATTTGGAACACTCTAAATCCATTCTTAAATGCATCTCCTACTGATATATCTGAGTACATAATTCTGGTGTCAAATCTATTTTTTATATACGGAACATCAGGCAGTGTGAATGCCTGCTTCTCACTGGTTGTGCTGCTATAACCTCCATTAATAACCGAAGATTCGGGTATCTTAGTTGCTCCTGCTGGACTTAATTCTTGCAAAGGGTAAAATCCTCTCTTTAATCCAGTCAGCCCTTCTTCGGTAGGATAGCTTGGGTCTAAGGACCTAATGGACAGATTGTAAGAAGAACATACCTTAAACGTAATCCAGCTGCCTAACTGAATAGCATTTACATCACCTCTATTAATCTTTGCATTATTCTCAGTGTTCTCCGTATCATAATTATCTTTCCATGTATTCTCGTCTACGACTTCATCATTAGTAGGAGCTGACGGGTCCTGGAAGTTTCTATTCAGTCTATGAGTAAAGTTACATATATAGCAATCTCCTCTATAACATGGGACTGTGTAAGTATATAAATCACCTCCTGCCTTCTGCAATGACAGCAGGCTGTCTATATTAGCTAGACTTAGCCGACTACTAACAGAATAGTAAGGTGAATTATCCTCGTATCTAGTGTTAAAATATGTAGACATTTGTGCTTCAGAGTATCCTGGGATGTAGATGTTAATTATACTACCTATGGTTACTTGGTCTCCGATGATTCCTAGGTAGGGAGAGTAAGCTCCTCTAATTAAATTAGTAGCTTCTTTCTCTTTATTCTTAGATTCTATATATCTAAATCTAAATCCCTCTTCAGCTTCCCCAGCCCTACCTCTAAAATTGTAGTCTTCTACTGCCGCAATTGGGACGTTGTCTCCCACTCCTATTATTTTAGCTCGAGAGAATTGCTCTTCTCTCCTACCATAATAATTATCAACGTAATAATGTCTATCATTGTAAATATCTCTACTTAGAGTGGTCATAGACGGTTGTATGTCCGCCTTTCTAACCTACATACTCTGTACCTGTGAACAAATGATTAAAGTAAGATTGTCTAACATCATACTCTGGGCAGATAGCTACTTTGGCTGACCTATTTACTCTAGCCATATCTGAGATTGTATATAATCTAGGTAAATAAGACTCATTCAACTTTCTATCATTATCCAAGAAACGTTCTGCTATGTAAGAACCACCATAATTTATTAAAGGAACCTCGGCCTCTAGGTCTCTAGGCATAACATATGCCTGCGCTAATATAGTCGGGATTCTCTTTTGTCTTACTATGAACAACCCTTGTACAAGTGTATTAAGATATTCAGAAACTTCAGTAGGTATTGCTATTCCAATACCATAAACCTTTCTGAAATCTGAATCAGTATTTATTCTAAGTACTCCTTTGGCGTTCTCCAAATAGCTGGTTCCAGATACATCAAAAGTCGATTCGTCTATAGGTATGTAATTACGAACCTTCTCATTATTCTCATATTTCCATAGGTCACTTTGCAGGTAGGCAGATTGCAATTCCTCGAATTTTGGGATTCCGTTTTTACCTCGTATATTATACACTGGCGACAATGACCCGTCTTTCATTATATATACTACACCGAATCTGTAAATCTCCTCATTCCAATAGCCAACTTTATTATATATGTTTAACGTGTTATAATATTCATGGCTATAACTCTGGTCAGACAAATCAGAGTAATCGTAAGAAGTCTTACCTATGAATCTTTCTGAATCAGATTCTATTAAATATGGTAATAGTCTCAGGCTAATGTCAGATAAGTCCTTGTACATCATATCTGGTTTACACGAATTGCCTAAAAACAGCATATTCTGACACACAGTTTGTGATTTAGCTTTGTCTATTATAGAGTACTGTATATTTATATCACTAACTGGAATGTCTTTTGTTTCCTCACTTCCTGTTATGATGACATTACAACTATTGTTTCTAACCGGAAACTTTCTATCTATTTCATGAGCTGTAACTACTCTATTGGAATCGACGTCTGATGTGCTTCTAGTATAATAAACTTTTATATAATCATAACTGCTATCTATATCAGATACAGTTAGAGATATAGACTTACTAGCTAGCTGGTCCCTAAAACCTCCGTCAATAGAGAATGGGTCCCTATCTCCTCCAATGAAACAAGAAATTATTCCTGACTCTCCAACAAAGTCTGTTTCATTGCCGTCAGCATCCGCATATTTTATATATATTACATAATTACCAACTTTAAGGTTGCCAGAAGGCAATACAGAGTTAAATGTGATGGTTGGAATTGTGTTGACCCTTTTATACAAAGATGTATCTAAATCAAATTGTTCACTATCGTATAGATTGGTATCATTATTACCTATTCTATCTACTACCTCATAGGTGTTATTTTGTAACACAGAGAATCTACTATTAACTAGTCTAGGGATATTCCTGTTGTCATTAAATATTAAATTTACAGAACCGTCATACGACGATTGTGCATCTATCTCAAGCGGATTGTTAAGACTAAAGTTAAATCCATCTGTATCTAAATCCACAATACTTCCTGCTTCTACTAATTCTCCGTTTATAACAGTATCAGACGAAAGTCTGTAATTACGCAACGGATTGTATTCGTATACTATATTTCCGTATGGTCGTATTTGATTCAAATAGTATGACAGTGACAAAGCTGGAAATTCTAAATCTATAAGCTCAAACGGACTTGTAAAATCATTTAACTGTCTCATATTACGTAACGTTTATCCATTGTAAGTTGTTTGCAGATATAGAGTTAATAGCGTCTCCGAAAGAAATTACTGGAATGCCAACATAACAAAGCCTACTGCCACCACGTTCTGTATAGAAGTCTCTGGTCATTAAACCCATAGGATTTGACAGCAACGTAATTCTGCCTTCATGCTTACCTATTTTAAGATTTTGTAATAGGTCATAACCAGGCTGGCCAGCTATTCTAGGATTATATACGACTAAATCATTTCCATTCTTACCATAGTAATAAACTTGATTGTTTAGCAGTGTGTCGCTAAATATAACCCCTTCATCTGTTATAGCTACTATGGGGAGTGCTGATTTATTCTCTATGGACTGTAATCTGTTATATGTATCCACCATATCCTGCACTAAATATGTTCTTTCTGAAGTTTCCTCTACAGAGAATGGTTGTAGTTTAAAGTCAACGAACTCGAACAGTGTGTCTGCATCTATAGTATCATTTATTGAATCAGCAATAGTCTGCAAATTCTCCTTAATAGTCGCTTCATTAAAGAATCCCGATTTAGTACTAAACACACTATCTTGGCTATCCTCCTTTACATTCTTAAGTATTAAAGTGGTTGTTTGTAATGTAGCACTATACTTATTATTGTAAGTGGAAGTAATAAGCTCAGGTCCAAATAGAGGTTTAGTAACAGATTCCCCAAATTGAAGTAATACATATTTAAACAAATCGTAGACTACCGAAGTATAATCCCTTGACGGAGCTACACCATCCCAATACATAGCTGACTGCACATAATCATAGGAAGCTCCGTTGTACCACCATAACATCTCTACTCTAGTCATGTCTATAACTCCTGGGGCTAGATTGTCATAGCCATTGTTTGAATCTTTCTTCACATGAGCATCTCCGCTTATCATTCCGGCATTACCTACTACTATACATAAAGGGCGTCTCCCATAATATCCGTCTATAACTTCAACTACCTTAGACCTAGTTTTATTATTCAAATACTGCCAGCCCTTATCAGAATTGTCTCCGACATTCCTATCCTTATCACCTATAGGACATTTCATGTTATATCTACTAGTTTTAGTAAATTTGGGCATATGTCTCCATACAGTTTTAGCTTTCTTTCTGACGTTGAAGGCTACACCTACCCTAGCTATAGGACTCTTATCATTATTCTCATCTAGAAAGTCATATCCAAATATCCTATTAAATTTATCTCCATTGTCTATAAATGACTGATATGGATTCTCAAATGTGTATGTATCTAACACAGTTCCTGATATAAGTCCTGACACTAGCTTTAAATTAACATCGGTTCTTCCTGTAGAATTGTCCATTACAGCTGTAAACTCTGGAGAACTAAAAGAATCCCAATCTATATTAACAGTAGGTGATAATTTACTATTCGCATGTATATATGCATCTAAGGAATTTATGTTTGCCATACTTCCCACGTATACTATATTAGGTATACTCACAGTAGCATCTTTTAAAGTATATGTGGTATTTATACTTTCTAAGTTTAGTGTGAATGGATAGTTGTCAATATCATTTATTGTAGTACTATCTTTTAACTCTATTATAGAAGAATATTTAGTATATTGATGAACTTCAATCTTCTGTTCTCCCCCAGATTCATTAAACAATGCAGAATATGGAGCAGTCTTAGTTTCTGATGTGTTCTGAATGCCATACGAAGTGCTAACTGATAAATCGACATTATTGTAGCTAGATATGGTATCTAAGTCTTGCCCGAAGTCTTGTACTCCAAAGTACAACTTATTATAAAGAGGTGTTGTTAATAACCACCTGTACTTGTTTAATACATTTCCTTTAACGGTTGTTATTACAACTCTAACTAAATATAAGTTACCATAGGCTAGTGTACTACCGAAAGCTAAAGTTTCAGTGAACACTCCGTTATAGCTTCTCTTCCTAGCCAAAGGATATTCTAGAATTACTTTCTCTGGGGAGGGGTTAAGAACATCATAGAACATGAATTTCACTTCTTGAATCTCGTCTCCAGTTCTGGGATATGCTTCCAAACCCCAAGTAATAGTGACATTGTCCTGTTCACAGAAGTACTTCCATGTGTTTATCTCTATTATTCCAGAACCTAGCAGGTCTAAATTAATAGACCCATTTACAGCTAATCCAGCTAATGCTCCAAACGTCATGTAGGGAGTAATGGTAAAGTTTATAATACTACTAGTATCGTTAACTACATAGCCTGCCGATTGTTCAGATATATAAAGGGAAGAGGATTCATTATAAACTGGTATGGAAGATTCTTCATTTATAATAAACGGAAGATAGAACTTATTTGAACTTCTTGTAGATGTAGTATTCAAGTCAAATTCAATACCTTTTATAAAGCTAGAGAAGTCTCCTTTTGAACCTTTAAAATCAGACTCTATACCATAATAGGACAAATATTTGCTTCTCATGGAGTCAGACATATCCGCAGGGTTGTCCTTATAATAACCATCTGGACAATTGTATTTATACGTAGTGTCGAATATAACCAAGGAGCTATCTTTTGGAACAGTTATTCCATCCACCTCTTCTGAGTCTTTATCAAGATTCTTAAGCCCGCTGACAGATACATCTAATGCTGATATAGTGTTAAGCTTAGTAATTATATACAACTCTCCTGATATCTTATTGTTATATGTATTAGCAGCATACCTCTCTCTAAAATTATCTACCAAGTCATCAGTTATTGTAGACTCTGGAATACATTGCATATAATACCCAGTGTTATATTTAACTTCAGGCAATGTAGTTGCATCAAACTCTATAACCTTATTATTCTGGTCTATTCTCTTCAATTGACTAGTAATATCTCTAAGGTTATTATTAGAATCAAACACAGCCACTGTTATACTCAATAGCTTATTCTTAGGGCTTGTTATTTTGCCCTCTGTAGTATTAAGACAGTTACTAACAAAAGTCTTTAGAGTTTCTAAGGTAATATCGGAAGTGATTATTATAGAGAATTTGTCTCCAGAACGAATGATTGTATTACCTGTATCTCCGAACAGTTTGAACTTATATATGTACTGACCCTGATTCAATTTAAATTTAGAGCTATCTATTATTGGGTCTTTAGCTTTGTTTATTTCACTACTACTAATATTACGCTCTGGAGACGGGAATGAGCCAATCTGACCCTTATTAGTAAGAGGATTATATGACGCAACATATATTATTCCTCCATATTCTTTAATTCCAACTGGAACATAGCCTGAAGGTAAATAGGCAGTTTCAACTCTACCATTACCCATATCATTCTGAAGCACAAATTCATTACCATTATAAGTAATCATAGTAGCATTCAGAGCACTTGTAAGTACATTGTTAGGAGTGGTTAATGGATTTAGGTCCATTATCATTCCATCTCCAAAGGTATTTGTTGCTTCTTGTTTCATTGTTATAAATATTCATAATTGTCGTTACTTACTAAGATGTCTTCAAACTTAGCATTTCTATCTCTTGTGAACGCTATCTCTGGATACTCACATTTAAGTACTTCTTTCTTATAGGAGAATCCTAAATCTACAAGCCCTTTGAATTTTATAATACAAGGACTGCCAGAGAATGATAGTTTACATTCGTCTAGAATCTTAAATACCTTCTTATTATTAAAGGTATAATATTTCCTCTTCCTGCCTTTCTTATTAAAAGATTCTAGTAGTTCTTCGTATTCTTCATTGGTTAAGGCTACATAGTAGTACCCGTCCCATTGAATCTTCTTTCTAGTATACATCACTCTCAACTTGTTCTGCATCTTTCTCCTGTAATATCTAAAATGCTTAATAGGATTCTTAGTTAACTCCCCTATATATAACCAATATTTATATTTATGGCTATTAAGGATTGTATCTCCTCCTCTTTGGTTTAAGAAGTATATTTGTCTCCAGCCATATCTAACAATAATTTCTATGTCATGCTTACTAAGATATGGAAATTCCTTCATTATTTCGTCTGTATAATCAGTAAACTTCTTAGTAGTATTGCATTCCATTGTTAGTATTCTCTGTGATTACGTTCTTATTAACAGGGTCTAGATAGGCCATCTTCTCCCTTTGTATCTCTTGATTCTTGTAAGTTAATACCATTCTATATCCGCAGAAATCAGAAGCTAGAAAGTCTACATCTTTCCACTTACCAAATCGTCTAGCTTCGGTAAACTCATTACCAGAAACTCTCTTCATGTATAACCAGGCATTTCTTCCTAAAGTTGGAAGCTCAAATCTATTGTTTCTATGTATAATATCATCAATTACTAGCTTAACTGCGTATTTAAACACTTGCTTAGCAATTACTTCTTTATGTCTATTACCTATTAATTCCTCACATGTCTTACTATCCAAGTCAAGTCTGCTGGTATCAAAACCAGCAAACATGTCATGGATGTTAAAGGCATATCCTAAAGCATAATTCATATTATTTTAAGGGCTTATATGACTTATTAAATATCTTTCTATTCCAACTAGTTTTAGCATCTAAGATTTCATTCATGTCATTTTGACTTAAATGAATTGAAACTCTGGCTGCGTCACATAGTTTCAGCCACCTCTGTTCCAATAATTGTGCTTCCTGTAACATATTCTGGTTGTGATTCTTCCAACCTTCTTTAAATCTCTTAGTGCAAGCACAGTAACATGCAATGGCGTCTTTCTCTTTATAATTGATTTCAGGTAACCCGTCCTCATCTACCAGAATGCCCTTATAGAGAATGTTTACCTGTCCGTAGTTCTTTTCAAAATATAAAGTATCACCCACTCTTTCAAATTTGGCATACTTGCCACTTATATAGAGAGGGTCACTATAAAGCTTTCTTGATTCTATATAGTTTTCAGTAAACTGTGAAGAGTAATCTCCGTTTACTGTGTCATTCGTAACGTAATTCCACTCTTCAAAGCCATAAGTGACTGCTTCAATTATGTCACAGTTGCAAGGTAAATCCACTGTGTTGTCAGGGCATTGAATATCAGTAACATACCTGTATAATCTAGTTCTCCTGTTACCTATCTTATGCCAGGCAATCAGTCCAATTTCTTCGAACTCTTCAGGAGACAATTCTGTTCCATAGAGCAGATTCATTTGATAATAAGCTGAATTAAAATTCTCCATTATTTAGGTACTTGGTCATTAGGTAAAACAGGAGCTGCGAGCTGCCTATAATAACGAATCTTCTTTTCAGTTAGTCTCTTCTTAATTTCAGCATCAATGAATGTCATATTATTAATATCAACAGGGGCACAGCATCCGAACCAATCTAATTGTCTAGGGTCTTTTAATATTGCCACTACTGTTACTTTCTTTAATAATGGAGCATTAAATACAAAGCAATCGTACATATTGTTCTCGTTAGGAGTTATATCAATCCACACGTATGGTTTATTCTTTCCTCTTACTCTATATTTATGATACTTCATTACGATAGGATTAGTATAATATATAAATGGATTACTCATATCAGTAGCTCCTATATATTCTATACCGTCTTCTCCGAACTCTGTAAGAAGCTGAGGAATTTCAAAATGAGCAGTTAATGTGTCACATGGACTAGCATTACATCTACACCTTTCAATATTCTTACAATCAACTTCTATACAAGGTATAGTCATCAGTAAGTCCTTCTTAGGAACTAATCCCTTAATAAAATATTCCTTAATAATTTGAAGTCTTTCATCAACGCAATCATCCTCTAACTGTTCTAATGACATTGTTGGAGTGGAGCTATAACCTCTAAGACCACTCATTATGTCATTATATATGGCTGACGATAATTTCTCGTAATATCCCATATGATTATAATAAATAAAGGCGAAGGCGTATGACGCCCCCGCCTTCAATTACTGTTTTAAGTTGTTACGCTTTTAGCTCAAATTTAGCATCCGCTTCTGTTTTAGTATAAACATCAGCAGCGTTAGCCTTGCCAGTCTTCAATTTAGCAATTTCAGCTGCATTAGCACTACTAGCTTCTAGAGCTTGTTGTGCAGTTTCACCTGGAGTAACTTCTTGACCGATAGTACCTATCTTAGCAAGAGCTGCTTCAAAATCAGCTGCCAAATCTTGTTTAACATAGAATACATGAGTCGTAAGTGACCTTGTAACTTCTCCTACAGCATCTCCGCCCATAATGCCTCTATTAACGCAATAGTTAATAATATACTCATTATACTTAGCTCCTGGAACAGGAAGCTCTTCTTCGTTAATACCAGCAAAGCGTCTAGCTTCCATAGTCGGAAGTCTTAGGTCTTTAAGAATCATCCAGTAAGTACCGAATCCTTCTTTAGATTTCACAATAGTGTTTTGTCCATCGTAGTCTGGGTCGTCAGCCGGAAGTGCTGTTGCAATCGTTTCAAACTCTCCACCAACTAAAGCAGTGTTCAAGTCTGGATTGAATTTCTGAATTTCAGCTTTAGTAAATAGTTGATATTCATCCATTCCTTCAATAACAAGGTTGTTACCATTTGCACTAGCTTTAATCCAGTGGTCTCCATAGATAGTCTGAATCTTCTCAATTACTCTAGCTGCTTCTTTAGCAACATCTGCTGCTGTAGCACTTGCATTCTTAATTGCAAATTCATACATCAAAGGTTTACCTTTGAATACAAAGTCATTTGAGTAATAAGAGTTCTGGCTTCCAGATAGTCTGATGTAAAGAGCAACTCTATAATTACCTACACCTTGATTGCTCATAGTGAAAGTAACTTTACCAAGTACTGGGTCTGATGCTTCTTTCTTATAGATTGCTACTACGTTTGGTTTGAGGAATTTGTTAACTCTTTTAAATTCGAAGCTACCTACAACTCCACTACCAGTGTCTTCAGCCTGTGCTGACCATTTTGGTTTGCCACTAGAATCTAAATTAGAATTTACGATTAATGTGTTTGTCCACTTAAACATAATTTAAATAATTATTTGGTTTGTGTCTGTTGCTGAGCTGGATTTGCAACTGACGTTGATATTGGAATATGTGTTTGTAATCTAGGATTACCTTCGTTCTCCAAGATTATATGTACCAGCTCATTAATAATCTCGTGACACACGTAATCAGGAAATTCCATAATTTGGGATGTGTCTTCTGTCATATCCATCTGTTCTTGTGTCAATCGTATAGTTTGTGGAGCTTTCAGGTAGTCCACATATACTTTCTTTAACTCAAATAGAGTATGGTCCTTCCCGTACCGTATCTCCATTCTAACAGTAGAAGGATTACCGAAACGAATCTGTCCTTCTCTTTCTACTGTGGTAACAGCATTACCACCAATAGAGATTGTTCTTGGTAATCCGCCAGTTACTTCTGTAGCATTAGTATCAGCATCAGTCTTAGCAGAACTAATATCAGTACCATGTGGATTATCAACAGCATCATACGGGTTAGTAGGATTGCTAGTATTTATGTCAACATTGTGTATGTAAAAATAAGGACGTTTATAGCTAGGTCTCATATAGATATTCTGAATGATTTGAGACCATGCATCAGATGTTAAACGGCTAGCTCCGACTTGAACTCTGGAGCCAGCGTTATAACATTTGAAAGTCTTCTTTAGTTCAAAATCACATACACAATTAAGTAAATGTAAGTAATCACTAGGTAATTCCACTTCATACGTCGCACCATATAGTGAATCAAGACCTTCTGTGTCTCCATAAGCGGACGTAGCAAGTGTTACAGGAAGGGCTATTGTAGCTTTCAGAACCCTAATGTCGTCAGTAGTCTGTTGGTTAATATCATATATATTATATCTCTTGTTAATATACTGATATATAGCCTTATTAAAGAAGTAGTTAAAATCCTCTAATAATAGAGTCATAGACTGTACTTTATTTACTTCAGTAGCGGTTCCTTCATAAACCTGTCTAGCAGTCATTATTTAATATATTTACCAGTTGAAGATGACTTCTCAGTCTCTTCATCTTTAATTTTGTTAGTAAAATCAGGCTCTGGTTGTTCATACAGTTCCGGATATGTGTCCCTCTTAATTAGTTCAAGAGTCCTTCTATTCTGCGGACTCTTCATCCAAGTAATAACTGCATCATCACTTGCGCCCAATGGTATTTGATTCTCGCTATATAGATATACTTTATTCTTAACGTATATTACACGTTTGTCTTTAGCATCAATAAACAGAAGTCTAAGTGCAATGTCATCACCAGTATATAGATTAATAATCTTCTCTGGGTCCTTAGACGCAATGTTCATCAAGAAGTCTTCTACGTCGGCATCAGGAGCATTACGCATGTTACGTCCAAGCAATTTAGCCATTTTAAGTCTACCAGCAGCACCTTGTGGGTCTTTAATGATATACTCTTCAGCATCATGGATAAGACGTCTCTTATTAACACGCTTATTAGTTTCGTAACCAGGTCTCTCAACGTAAAGTTCAGCTCCTCCGTATCTCTTAGAGTCACCGTCAATCACTAAATTGCCATTCTTGTCACGTTGGTCACGAGACATAGCAATCATAGGACAGTGTTGAATAGAATACCATTCAGCTGCTTGCCAAGGGTCATTAAGGTCAAATGTTTTACCGTCTTCAATAATAAATACACGGTTCTCTGCAATCAAGCATTTACCTTTATCTTCTTCTCCTCTTAATAGCATATCACCTTTACTATCTACTGGTCTTACACAGTCAGGGTATCTGCCTGTCTGTGGGTCTCTAACTGGATTAAGGAAGTACTTTTGTCCTACTTTACCGAATACACTTCTTAAGACAATTATGTTGTCTGTTTCATTAGCCATATTATTTCAATCATTTACTTAATATAAATTACTATCTTGTAAAATAATGTGAGGAAGGTCTATGCCTTCCCCACAATATCTACTTATTTAATTACACTTCTTTCATAATAAAGCTTCTGTATGGTGAGAATACACCAACACCAGAATAACCCCAGTTGATTAGTTTAGAAGCTGCTACAGGGCTAGAAACTACACCTGAGCTTAGACCATCAAGTCCACCAACACCTGGATATTTATTAGAGATGAAGTCACCACCTTTAAGAGTGAACATTTGAATAGCTGGTTCTCCACTTACTTTGTCAGCAGTCAAGTCTAACATTAGCATGAAGCCCTTGTCGCTACCCCATTCACGAGAGAATGTACGGTCAACCTTGAATGAAATTGTGTTACCACCGATTTCATAAGATTGGAATGTAGCACCAACGTCAACATAGCCGTTAGCTTTCTTAGACCACAGATAAGTTCCGCAAGTTTTGAATCTTGCAAGCCATTCTGATAGACAAGTTTGTACGTCTTGCCAAGCTTTCTCATTGCAAATAAGTACATATTTGTTACCAGTTGGATTCTCACTCTTTTCATTCATCATAGCGATAGCAGTAGTGAATGCTTCCACAGTAAGTTTATTATATGCATATTTAGATGCAAATCTTTCTACTTGTGGGATGATACCATCACCAATGTAGATAGGACGACCAGTGTCAGGGTCGAACAGTGTCGGTTTACCATTCTTGTCAACGTTAGTTTTGTTGAACAGCAAACCGTTGTTTCTTACATATAGGAAGTTCTTCAGCAAGTTAGATTGAGTCTTATCCATGCGGTACATAGTTTCAGACATCTGACCATTACCTTTACCTTCACCTATTTTAATAAGAACGTCTTCTTGTGCAGCATACAGAGCTGTATAACTGTCATCACATCTGTGAGTAGTAATATAACCTCTGTGTCTTTCAATGTTAGATTGATATTTAACATATCCCTCTTCGTGTGCTTCTGGCATAGCGTTAGATTGGAAACGAGTAGTGTCACCAATTTGGCATCCGCTAAGGTCAAGAACACTAGAGTAGTCGTTGTCAATAAGTCTAACAGTTACTTCCCAGTAATTATCAGCTTTACGAACTGGTCTCTGGGTTACAAAGCATTGCTGCATTGTTTTGTCAATCTTGAAGATGTCGTACTTCTGGTAATAGTTCTCTTTGAAAGCCATTACGATTTCAGTTCCGTTCTCTCCAGTTTCAGTTGGTACATCTGCAAACTCAACTCTCTTAATGTAGTTGGTTTCAACTTCCCATTCAAAGTACATTGAGTCAATGCTTCTGTACTTGTTATTTGATTTAGAATCCATGTAGAAGATGTTTCTCAAAGATTCTGTTAGGTAAGAAGCAGTCAATTCTGGGTAGAGTCTTGATACTACACCAAGTCTAGTTGGTTTAGTTCCTAGAAACTTATAGAAGTCTTCATAAGTTCTAGTGTCGCCCATAGTGGCGCGATTAGTTACGAAATTTGCTACTATCATAATAATTTATTTGGATTTTAATCTAAATCGTAAATAGATGTTGTTTTAGGTTTACGACCAGTTTGCTGCTCTGGTCTTTTAACTACAGTCTTAGCAGGATTAGAGGCTCTGCCAGCCTTAGCATCCTCATAACCTTTCTTATAATTGGCTTTGGATTGCTCTGTAATCTGATGTTTATAATATTCGGAGATTTGACGTATAGCTTCTTGTCCTTTAAGGGCAAACCACGACATCTGCACTAGCATTTGTGGGTCATTAATGGCTTTAGCTAAGTATCTTACTCCAGCAGCATCTGAATCTAAGATAAAGGAAGCAATTTCATTCATATCGTCCTCTGATAGCGTTAATGATGACTCTCCCAAATCTATAGTTTCGTTATCTTGAATAGCTTGTAAAATTTCGTCTTCGTAAGCTTCATACATTTCTTTCTGTTGAGCTTCTGCTTCTGCTTGAGCTTGCTGTATAGCTGCTTCTTCGCGTTGCTGATAGCTAGCTCTCATTCCGCTCATCTTCTTATTAAAGAGAGCTTCGTTTTGCTTCTCAAGATTTAACTGTTCTAAAGCTTCATCATCAGTAAGTTCTGGGACATTTGCCTTTAAATCTGCAATAAATAGTTCATCATCTGTCATGCCATCTACTTGATATTCTGGTTCATCTTCTAGGTGGTCTAGGTAATCCTGAATAGCTTGACGTCTATGAGATTCCAAATAGTCATCTACACTTAAATTATTTCTTCTAAGCTCGTTAATAAGGTCAATCTCTTCTGGCTCTAAACCATAATTATAATCTGTATCATCATAGTTTAAAAGCTCTAATTGCTCTTCCCTAGATAGTTCAGAGAATGGAATTTCTTCTACTTCTCCGTTATCATTTTGGAACTTAATAGCCTCTGGATTGATTCCTTTAGCTTTGAGCATAGTTGTGATTAAATCATCCTCTGTAGGTTCTGTATCTCCGTCACCTTCTTTAGGTGGTTCTTGATTGTCCAATGGTTCGTCTAAATCTACTGGAGTATCATTGTCAATCCAACGTTTAATGTCATCATCAGGGTCTCCTGTTTGCACTACACCGTCTTCACCTAGCAGGTCTTCATCGTCAAAACCTAATTCTTCTAATTTCATGTCCATATTATTCCCTTTTAAAGTTATTTGCAAATTTAGTGATAAATTTCCATACCTTAAAATTAAAGACTAATTATTCTTAATTTAACGTAAATTAGTAATCTATCACTAAATATTGCTATCTCCATTAAGCCAATTTCATAATAAACACTAATGAGTAATATGTAATAGGAGTTTCAGTTGAACTACCGGAGCTTGCAGGTATAAATTCCCCTGTTTCACCAGCAGTTTCACTGGCTTTAATGAAGTTGCCAGTCAAGTTAGGAGTACCTTCAGTACCATCGCATATAGCCCAGCCCGCAGGTATTCCAGATGTTCCGTTATACATTACTATTGTGCCCGCAGGTATTCCAGATGTTGCAACTGCTATATCAGGAATACAAATGACAGAGACTGTGTTATTGTTGTAATATACATCTTTTACCTTTTCATTATCATAAAGTAGAGCGTATACAGTAGTATCAAAGTCAACATCGTTTATATCTGAATGAAATGTAGTCCTTGAGAACGACTCATTAAATGTTACGTTAGTAAGACTCCTAATAGTTACTTCGTCTATAGTGGAATCTTCTTTAAATGTTACATTCTCTAATGTTCCGGACACATTCAATTTATTAGCAGTCCCGGAGAAGTTAAAGTTGCTATTAATAGTTCCAAAGTTGTTATCAGAAAGAGTTCCTTGTAATGTAACAATATTACCATTATCACGTACAGTTACAGTTTCAGATTTAATCTCATAATTATTAACAGTTAGTACATTATTCTTACATGTATCAGTTAAACTTAAATCCTCTTCTCCGTTTCTAAATGTATAAATCCACTTATCTACACCGTCTTCGGTGATTTTAAATCTTAGATGTTTAAAGTCATAGTTACAGGAATTGCCCTTCTCATCTGTTAATCTAGTGATTCTTCCTTTGGCTGCCAATTCTACAGTTTCTATAAAATTACCGCTCTCGTCATATCTATTAACAGACAATGTTTCGTTATAAGAAGGGTCATACTCCACTTTCCACTCTCTATTATCATCAAAGGTCCCAGTACTGGCCAATTTAGAGGTTGTTATTGCAGACACTATTAAAGGATGTGTATTCTTATGGACAGCTATAACTGGTATGGTTTCATCTTCATCTTGCCACAAGGGGTCTCCATTCTCATCCACGGCCTGCTCATCTTCATCTATTACATCCTCTTCAGTAGTCAGTTCCCACTCATTTTGGAAATCTGTTATTCTATACCTAGTAGCTGTAGACAAACTTGTAGAATCTATTAAGGTAACAAGTTCCTCATAAGTGATGTCAACTATATCAGAAGATTCTCGGACCATTAATTGGTCTACTGACAATATAGATTTGCCATCTAACATATATAATTTAAATCCAGTAGAATCCGACGCACTAGATGATTCTATAGAATCACAGAACAAGCTCTTGCTTAGAGATAATCCATCTAATCCTAATTCCGCAGTAGAGGTAGTTCCAACCGTTGTAATTATTGGAGAGGAAGAATCTACACTATAATTATCAAAATCTTTATAAATTGATAAGGTATCACTTCCTGCGTTAAATATTAGAGCATTACCGTTACCTTGTCCACTTATGACTAAAGCTCCTATAGAGTTGTCCTCTTTACTTATAATTAACTGCTTCTTGTATGGACTCTCCAATTCACTCGGATACAAAGTAAATACGCCATCTTCCACTATATACCATCTATTAGCATCTTCTAGGAAAACTATTCCGTTTGTAACACCATATTCAGTTGCTTCATCTTTAGACGAATATCTAATCCCTAGGTTCTTAGATGCCTGACCTTTCTGTTCATCAGCAGTATCTTGCTTAGATGCAAATGATACGTAGGTGCCGTCAACATCCCCTAGTATATTAATTTTATTACCATTAACAACTAAATATATAGAACCGTTTTCTTTAACATAGTACAGACCGTCTTTAGAACCTATATCGTTATAGGAATCGACAGAGCCTATAAAACTAACATCAACATTAAGTTTACCGTCCTTTATAATGTCAATGAACTTCTTGCCCCATTGTACCTTAACCTGTCCTCTAGTTTTAATAATAAAGTCAGAATCAGAGTTACCTACTGTACTATAAGTTCTTCCAAATAATTTATCAAAGTTGCTCATTACTCAATAGTTATTTCTATATTCTTGTCCTTATTAAGTTCAGTCATAAGTCTATTAAATGCAGCAGTACTATTAATAACTTGCCCTTTAACCTTATTCTCTCCAACTAAAAGACATCCCAATGTATCTTCTGGTTTATTACCAACGTGAATAAGAACTCCACTGTAACCTTTAACATCTAATAATCTAGGTAATTTACCACTATATGGCTTAGCCCAAGTCCTATCCTTAAACTTAGGACTGACTGCATTCATATCAACCTTATATATGCCAGTAGGTATAGCGGTTTTACCATATACCTTAATCTTCTCAATTTCCTCTGTAGGCATAGTATCTTTCAGCCCTCTGTCTGTATCCTCAAGAGTGTCACAGAAATACTTACCGTTTAGGTACAGCTTCCCTATAGTATAAGACACACCTCTATAAGTTCTCTCTAATCGTAAATTAATCATGGCTCGAATTTGGATTAATTGTTCTGTTTAAATGTCTTAAATATTTCTACTAATTGATTAACGTCGTCTTCTCCAAACCTTACTGGCTTGTTAAGAATGTTAACTACAAACCCATCAGCAGACTTCTCTTTCATCTCTGCTTTAACTGCATTGGCAAGCAATTCCAGATTAATATTGCCGTGCACGTCTGTGAATATGTCTAAATACTTACCATATTTATCTTCCATATTCTTAACTACGTATGTGATAACAGCTTGACTTGCCACGCTATTAAAATGAAATAGGTTACTCGCCAAGTCTTTAGCATACTTATTAATAGCTTGAAATACAATTTCTTTATCGCTCATTACTTACTTTTACTTAACATAACTTCGTCTAATCTCTTCTTAATCTCTGGGTCCTGTTCCACAAGTTCTAATAGTGTGTTAACCTTATCTTCTTTAGCTTTTAATTGAGCATGAATGTGCTCTTTACTCTTTCTAATAGTAGCTAATAGATTATCAGCTGCTACTTTACCATCTGCTGATGACACGAACTCTTGACTAAACTTAGTGCCTAAGAATGACATAAAGCCAGCTTCATAGGTTTGCTTAGCCATTTGATATTCTGGCATCTGTGCTAGAACCTTCTGCTCATCTAAAGACAGAGACCCAACCTCTCTGTTTATTTCATCTAGAATAGGTTGGGTCTTCTGCTGTGCTTGTTGAGCTTGTTGCATCGCTTGTAATTGTTGCATGTAATGGTTCTGTAAATCCGTGTAGTTACTACCGAATGGTTGTCCAAACATGTTATTTAGATTTAGCTACTGACGCAATTGCGGCTGTTGGTGCAGGAGCAGGTGTTACTCTAACATCAAATACTGAATATGCACAATGTCCCTTAACAGGAAGAGAAGTAGGCAATTCATCAAGTACTTGTTGACTAACAATACTAACTCCGTTAGGTATAATCACATCTATAACTTTAGTTACTGTTGGTGTCAAAGTGGTAATAGTTTCACTAGTTGCAGCAGTCTCCATAATCGTAGATGTAGACTCTGTAGACACTCTTACATTTCCTTTACAATCAGTGTATTGGATATTGTGAATAACATCAAATTTAGTAACTTGTACGTACTCCGTTCCTGTAGTTGAAACGTTAACGACTTTTGCCCATCTCTGTGTAACTGTTAATGTAGACACAGGAGCAATTGATGCATTTGCTCCACACGGTAACGATACATTAAACTCCATTACTTGAGCACTTTCTCCAGTTGGTGTAATTTTAACTTTCATACGATAATTAAATTTGAATTAAATAATAAAAGGGAGACCACTTAGATTGTAGCCTCCCTTTTATGGGTTATCTTAAGTTATTGGGCTGTACAAGAAGGACATCCGCCTGTAACTGTGTTAATAGCTGTATTTACAGCATTGAAGTTACTAGCAGCAGTTCCAGCATACATGCCAGTTCCGTAACTTGTGAATGGGCTACAGTATAGTGGAGCTATACTTGGAACAGGTGCACACAGGTCACTGTAAGCATATTTCAACTGTCCATCAATCTTGTGGTCAAGTTGACGCTGTAATCCATTAGCAGTCATTAACAGATTAGTTTCAGACTTGCAGCAGCAAGCATCAGTGTATCTTTCAGCATTAACTTTGTTAAGCTCGAACATCAGAGGTAGAGCAGCAGCTGTAGCAGCTTCTTTCTTCTCTAAATCAGAGATTCTGGTGCTTAGTCTAGCAAACAAATCAGCTTTCTCCTGAACATCTTGTTCTCTCCTCTTGTAAAGCTCATCACATAATCTTAAATTCTGTGCATTATCACGAGATACTATATCTACGTACATTGCACTCTTCTCTTGAAGGTCTTCTACTCTACCTTTCCAGATTTGGTTAGTTAAAACTTGAGACTCGTTACCGATTCTCTCGTTAGTAGCCAAAGCACGGCTGTTAACGTAAGTGTACAGGTCAATGTCGTCTTGCATTGATTGTACTCTGTTTGCCCATGATAGGTTATCAGCTTGCTGTCCTTGAGCCATAGCTAAGGTTTTAGCATTTTCAGCTGCCTGCATAGCGCAACAGTTGTTGTTACCTCCAAAGAGGTTTCCAAGGATTCCACCACCGTTACCACAACCACATCCTCCGTTGTTTCCAGCGAAAGCTGCTAAAGCAGTACCGATAATACCAAGTGTAAGTCCAGCATTTGTTCTACTTTTGCTACCGAACTTTGACTTAGCTTCGTCCATTGTTAGAAATTCTGCCATAATTAAATAAATTTACGATAAATAATACAATATCTGTTGAGGGCATAATATATAAATATACTATACTTCCAAATTCGATGTTGCAAAGTTACGTTAAATTATGGACATTACCAAATTATTTAACACTCGTCAACAATTAATTTATTGCACAGCCGATTTAGTGTATTAGGTACAAACAAAGAAAGGCCGCCTATTGGCGACCTTCTTAATGAAAACGTTATGAGATTATAACAATCACTCTGCAAGTAATCTACCAACTAGAGCTTCAAGTCTAGCCACTTTATCTTCCAGATATTTGATTTTAACCATTGCAAGCTCATCATAGTTAACTGACTTGAATCCTTTATCATCAGTATGTACCATCTCTGGATACACTTCTTCAAGCTCTTGAGCAATAATTCCATAGCCATGATGTTCTACATCTGTTCTATCGAATTCAACCAGTCTAACTTTGTCAGCTTTACTTGCATCAAGTTCTTTAACGTTAGTTTTAACTCTTGCGTCAGATGTATCGAAGAATCCTCCAGACGCTTGAACTTGGCCATCTATATTAACATCTCCGTATACCCTAAGTCCAACTGATGTTCCAGATTCTCCAATTTGTACAGTACCTCCTAAGAACCTAGGGTTCATATCAATGTATAAATCTTGCCCACCAGTGATTTGTGTACCAGTTGGTCCAACTTGTATCATGCATTCTCCACTAGTAAGAAAGACGTCGTTGTTAGCTGTTAATGTTATTGTACCGTCAGCATTCATTACTATCTCTCCCATATCATTCATTCCAAACGATGTTGTTTTATCGTTATCATGAATGTCTATACTTGTGCCTTGCGCTTCTACGGTAGCGGAAGGTGCATATATAGATATTTTGTCGGTTGACATGTTGCACTCAACATAGGAGTCTCTAGACTTAATTATATTAGAGGAGAGACTGTTTAACTTTGTTTTGTCTGAAGATGACATCAGTCCAGAAGCTGAAGTAGTTGCCTCACTATAAGTAGTATCAGTCCAAGGAACATTTACCACTGCTTGTTCACTACTATTAACCTGAACAGCATATGTTCTGCCTGAAGTTGTAGTAATTCCGTTAGGAGTTCCTCCCTGTGTGCTACTTGATAACTTGATACCTCCACGGGTACTGTTCGATGCTAATGGTAGAGAGTAAGAACTACCACTTGCAGAAATGGTAATACTATCATTAGTAGCATTAGGAGTAAGAGTTATGTTTGACCCAGCTGTAAGAGTCAAAGTATCAGTTTTACTGTCAGCTGCAATAGTGGTACTTCCAACAACTACATTACTAAATGCGTTTTGGTTAACTTCTGCCCCGCCAGCAATGCCATTTAATTTAGACTTGTCAGATGCTGACATAAGTCCGGCTGACGATGTGGACGCATTACTATAAGTTGGGATATTAACAGTTTTAGCAGCACTACCATTCCAAGTACCAGTTGTAGCTCCAGTAAATGTCAAAGAATTAGGAGTGGGAAGGCTAGTAGGAATTGTGGGCTTGTTATTCAAGTCATTATAACTACCCGATGTAGCTACAGTAGCAAAACTAGGCTTGCCTGTAATAGTACTCCATGTTACAGCAGTAGCATAGAATTGTCCATGAGTCCAAATTTCTTTAGAATCTTTAATATAAACTATAGATTGATAGTTAATGTCAGGAGCTCCAGTCTGAACAGTTCCAGTACCTCCTACCTGATATTGAGTATTAGAATCATTGGCTGATAACTTCTGTGAGTTAAAAGTAGCTTTCTTATTAAAGTGAATTAATTTCTTATTAATTGCCATATCACTTAAATTTTAATCATTATAAAATAAAGGAGGGATGCTACTCCCTCCTTCTTGTACATATATTATAGTTCAACCCAATCCCATGCAGCTTCTAGTTTACCAATAGCGGCATTAAGTGAATCACCAGCAGCAATTGCACCTGTATCTGACGGTTTGGTATAACCAGTCATTGCAGTTACCTTATTAGAAGCCAGATTGGCTAGAGTAGTAGCTAGTGTAACGTTAGCAGAACCATCTAAAGAAACACTTCCAGTTACACCACCACTAACTGTGATAGTACGAGCAGTAGCCCACTTAGCAGCAGTATCAGCCGCACCAGCAGTAGCAGGTTTACCAATACTAACTGTTTGTTTAGAACCTCCGGAAGGAGTTACAGTAAAGTTACCAGCTGTACCATTAGCGAATGTATAAGTAGTATTAGTATCAGCCCCTGGAATACCCAAAGCAGTAATATCAGCTTTAGTAACGGCAGTTACTGAAGCAACGTGACTAGTAGAATCTGTGCTGAATTTATAGAATCCAGAAGTTTTACTAGGAGCACCACCAGCAGGGTGAGTATAAACTGTGTCTTTCTCTGCTTGCCATGCAGGACCACTAGCAGTGGCTTTCAGTACGTATCCAGCAGTACCATTAGCTAGAGCTTTAACAGTAGACCCACCGTTACCTAAAATTACTGCGTTAGCAGTTAGGGATTTGCCAGTAACAGCACCGTCTAAGTTTCTCTGAATAACTGACCAGTCACCATTTGCAGCAGTCGTTCCAGATTTAACACAGATAATCATGTCACCTGCTTCACAGCCTTCGCCCGCAAAGTTACCAGCAGCCTTAACTACGTAAGTATCTCCAACTGTGTGATTAGCTGGAAGTTCAGTTACATCACCGTCTGTGCCAATAGTTCCTTTGAATCTAAGTGCTTGAGCAGCAGAAATCTTACTTCCAATCTCGTTAATTACAAATGCAGTAGTTGCAATTTGAGTAGTATTAGTTCCACCAGCAGCAGTAGGAGCTGTAGGAGTTCCAGTAAACGCTGGGCTTGTAAACATTGTAGCCTTAGATTCATTTGTTACGTTACCTAAGCCTACATCAGCTTTAGTAACAGTAACATTAGCACTAAGTGCATGTCCGTTTACAGTTCTAGTATTTGGAACAGCATTATCAGCCTTAGTACCTTGAGCAGCAGTTGCATATGCAGATGAAGCTGTATATGCAGCAGAACCTAATCCTTTAACAGCAACATCAGTTCCGTCAATTGCAATAGTACCATTAGCAGAACCAGAAGCAGCCGTGGTTGCAGCACCATTAATTGTTACTTTACCAGTAGCATCAGCTGTAACTGTTACTTTACCAGTACCAGTAATTTGATGTGAGCTTCTTACTGCACCATTCTCAATTAAGTTCAAGAATGTAGTAGCATTAGTAGTTTCTGCATTAGCTGTAGCTGTAGCAGAAGCGCCAACAACATTCTTAGCTTGCCAGTTAGTAAATGAAGGAGCAGCTGGCATAGTCATTGTAGTGGTTCCTTTAGCTGTAACGTGTCCTTGTGCATCATAAGTAATGCTAGGAATAGTAAACGTTCCACCAAATGCTAATGTCTTATTATTATCACCTTTAGCTGTGCCAGCAGTTACTGAATTAGAGTGATTAATTGTAGTACCTTTAATAGAGATACCAGAACCTTGTGTGTATTTAGTATCTGTAGCGCTAATTGTTACTCCATCTGTTCCGACAGTGATATTTACATTAGAGCCTTTGTTGAATTTAAGAGTTCCGTCATGAGAAGGAGACTCTGCAACATTAGTACCGTCAGAAACTTTAGAGAAGGCCTTGGCAGCCTGTAAAGCTGCCACAGCACTCTCCAATGAAGTAATTTTGCCTTTGTAAGAATCGGGAATAGCGTAGAACGTTCCATGAGTATAAATCTCCTGTGAATCTTTAATGAAAACAATACTATTGGTGTATTGTTCTTGTAGTTCACTGGTAAATGTGGACTTCTTCGCTACGTGTACAAACATTTTCTCCATTTTAATATATTATGTGTTTTATTCAGTTACTTCGTGCCAAGCCATAGCTGCGTCGATAGCTGTATTAATTGTCGAAACTACAGTAGTGGTGATTCCAACAAGTTTAGCCTCGTTAGCAGCAACTCTAACTTCTAGAGCATCAATATCTGAAGCGTTAGTGTCAATAAGTGCAAGTTTAGTTTCTGGAATCAGAGTACTACCTTCTACCTTATCAACTTTATTAGCTACTAAGCCACTAACGTCACTGACTTTAGTATCTGCATAATCTTTAGCCTGTTTCAGAGTATTAGCTAGAGAACCCTCGGTATCAGCACTACCATTAATCTTAGCAATAGCTTGAGTATTAGTAGTAATTTTACCGTCTAATGCAGTATCAGCTGATTCTCTTAAAGTCTTCTCTGCATCAACAGCAGCTGCAATTGCAGCATCTGCTTGAGTCTTATTGTAGTATGCAGACAAGTCAATAGCTCCACCCAGAGCATCCCATGCTGTACCAGTCCATGCCCAGTTAGTACCAGCTGGATGATTGTCATGAGCTTCCTCTACATTCCATACATCACCTGCTGCTGCATCACTAGGAAGTTCTGCATAAGTAGCTTTGGAGCCTTTGTATGAATATACAGAAGAAATTTTACCTTCAAGAGTAGTAACTCTCTGTCCTAATACCTTACCTTGATTAGCTGACAATGCAGCAGTGGTAGAAGAAGAATTTAAGTTGTCAATAATCTCTACTGTCTGTGCAGCAGCAACGTCCATTTGTTTCCATCCGGAGTAATCTGCTTCCAGAATTTTATCTTTATCAACTAGCATATAAATTGCCTTATCAGCAGCAACGGCTACTAACAATCCATTATATACGTAGATAGTATCGCCATCATACGGCCAAGTCTCTTTATTAATAAGTTCAGACTTATTATCTACTAAGATTCTTGGGTCTAAAGCACCTTGAAGTTTAACCTCAAAGTTGGCTGCAAATTGGAATGTACCTTTATTTCTTGCCATATGTCAAATTAGAATTTAGCGATTAAAGTTACTGAACCTCTAGTAGAACCATTGTAAGTGTAAACTGAATAAGTTACAGGTGTGGTTCCAATAGTAATCTCTTCTTCTGTCTTAGTCCAGTCACTAAGTCCTATAACTTCCATGTTACCTGATACTGTGTTCAACATTTGAAGTTGAGTGACAGCTCTTGGCAGCTTGAATACCTGTGGAAGAGTACCAGAAGGTTGTAATTCAAATCTAGGAGTAGTCATAGCTCCAGTAGAAGTATTCCAAGCAATAAGAGCTTGTTTAACCACAGGCGTACCAGAAGAAGCTGTACTTGTAGATGCATACCAAGGATATGTACCATTAAGTGTGATAGCTGAAGAGTTGACCGAACCAGCTGCAAGTGGAGTGCTATAATTGTTTCCTTTGTTATCTTTAGGTTGAGGTCCTTGCAAATAAGCTGCCTTATAAGTATAAGTAGTATTACCAAGTGTTACAGTAGTAGGCAGAGTTGTGTTAGATTCTTGTCCATTTACGAAGATAAATGAATTATCTGCATCTAAGTTACCAGACCTGTCTGCTTGTTTTGTTCCATTTAAGGTAATAGCTCCCTTATTAAGACTAGTGTTGAAGTTAGCAGCAGTAGGTGCAGTAGCTCCAACTTCTTGAGGAGTTGAATAACTCTTAAATGAGATGCTTGCAGTAGGAGCAGTAAATGTAGGATTAATAGTAGGGAACAGCAGTTCATCCCACATATAATCATATGTCTGTCCTTCCAGAGCACTTATCTTAGTTCCTTTAGCGATACCACCGACAGCATTAGGCATAGCTAAATCTTTGTCTTCAATAGCTGATGTATACTTACCGCTACCTACTTCAATCTCTGTTGTAGTGGTATCAGAGTAAGTAATGACCAGTTTGCTTTTATCAGAAGACAAGGCTACATTAGTAACGACTTTACCAGCAGCTAGAGCTCCTGTGTAAGCCTTACCATTCATAAGGATTTCATTGGTGTCTGTAGCAAAGTAAATCCCATCCTTGTGAGTAGTTTCAGCTACGTAATTGGCTTTTAACCCTCTGTAAAATTTTAATTGTGCCATAAAATTTAATGATGTTATTTAATAAATATGTTAATAGGGAGCACAGTATTATCACTGAATCTTACCTCCCCGCCAGTTATTTCACCACTGGCATTCTTATACAAATCTACTCCAGTTGGAGTTATAGTTCCATATGTTTCCCAAGTTTCTCCATTCCAAGCATAGTTAGCACCGTCATTAATAACGTTGTAAATATCACCTACTTCTGGAGCAGAAGGTAAATACATACGAGTAGCTACAGACCCCTTATATCTAATAGCTGTAGAATCAGAAGATATAAGTATATCTCCATTACCGAGTACTGACTTACCATTAATCTTCTTAATGTTAACTCCACTAACAAGCTTATCTTGTTTAGTAGATAGTAAGTACTCCATAGTATCTTTCAATGTATTAATTGATTGTTGTATATGTGTTAAGTCAATAGATACATCTTCGGAACCGTCGTAACTAACCTCTCCTTCAGAATGCTTAACTGTTAAAGTTCCTACTGGATAACTCTCTGGTAAATCAGCGAGTCTGGTAGCTTTAGCAGTAGTTACTTCATTCCAAGTATAAGAAGTCAAGTCTGACATTAATGCAAGTGAATCAGTGTCTTCCCCTACTACAACAGCTGGTCTTGTGTTAGTATATATCTCCAGATAAGAATTAACATTACCAAGTTTAAACCCTCCGGAATTGTCAGATGATATTAAATTCTGAACACCGTCTCTACGATTAACCACAATTCCTTGACCTTCCTCTAATACTATATTACCATCAACCAAACTAACTTTATTGTCTAAATCACTTTCGATATTAGATATAAGAGCGTCAGTTTCTGATTTAGTATAATATAAGTCAGGGTCTAAACCTCCACCACCTTCAGAGGCATATTTAACTCCATTAAGGTAAATAGACTTAATGTCCTTTATGAAGTAAATGGTATTAGGTTCCAAAGTCTGTAGTAAATACTCATCGTAAGTATCTACGGCTTTAATTCTTACTGGGTATTCTGTACCTTCCCAACTAAATTTACAAACAACTCCTTTATCACCCTTAGTAATAACTATGTTAGAATCAGCATCAGTATCAACTACTAAGTCTGCCCTAACTCCAAAGTTTGAAGTTAATAAATCTACAGACCTATTAGTAATTGGATTATTAATCCTTAACTCTGATGCAATATTACCATTCTTAGTCTGGGTAATAATAGTATTAGTTATTTGTCCTTTAACTACAAAGTCTTCCAGAGACACTTCAAATCTATCTCCATTAGAAGCAGTAAGTATCAGCCATTCCTCATTCAGTGCATTACCGAATCCGTTATCTATATCCTCTTGTGTTATAAGATGTCTTTCAAACGAAACTATCTTAGTATCTTTATCAAGAAGGATTGATGATATTTCCTCACCACTTCCTCCTTTACCTATAACTCTAACCTTATTACCTTCTTCTTGAGTATCGAGTTCTACTATACCAGTTACCTGAGTAGCAATAGCATCTTTGATAGCTTTAGAAGAAGGAATAGAGTCTTCAACGTCTATTGAGTCCGACACCGTATATGGGCCATATGTTGTCCACAAGTAGTCCAACTGGCTCATATTAGCGGGTCTATTAGGATACTGTTTCTTCATCACCTTCTACGTCAATCCAAGTTACTTCACCACCTATATCATCTGGAAGTTGTTCTTTAGGAACCTTTCCGCTTACTAAATCTGCTTTAGACTTTAGTAGAATTTCAACTTCGGGCAAAGAAATGGCTCCAATCTGTGCTGGAGTGACTCTATGTGGATTGTTGAAATCTTTAAGGTGGCTATCAATATCACTTTGTAATTCACTAATAACAACATCCAAGGCTTTAGAATCATGTGTAATGTTATCGGAAGTACCTTTAACATACAGAGCATTTCCTTCTTTTACTAAGATGTTATCTTTAGCTATATGTAACCTAACGTCAGCAGAAAGCTTATCAGCGCCAGTTCCTAATGATAACACTTTCTCCAATTCTACTACCTTATCAGGAATAGAGTTATCAACTTCCCATTCTCTAATAAGAGTTCCAACTGGAATCCTAACTACTTGCTTATCACCAGTTAGAAGTTTAAATACTATAACTAGCTCTTCCGTATCTGGGTCATACTTAGCATCCTCTACGATAGCTGACAAACCAATTTGATGTTGCCCTATAACATTATCGTTAACCTTAATAGTTAAGAGTCCGTCTAAATATTCAGTAGTTAGTTTATAGAATAGACCGTCATTCTTTATGGTAATTCCGTTACCACTATCAGTAGATACCTTAACATTACCAGATATTGTAGTTCCAGTAATCTGTCTATCAATATCTAATTCAATGCTTGGAGTATCTTCTAGTGTGACCCAGTTAAAGTGAATAGCATGATTCACTAATTCGTCTAGCTTGCGCAGAGAATCCATTACAGATGTAGAGTCTTTAAGGTAAGTAGTTTCAGTATCAGGAACATAAGCTCCGTCTTCTCCCAAACCTACTCCTTCTTGTGTCTTATCGAGTTCGGCTTGCACCTTATCAATATTACTCTGTAATTCCTCATCAGTGCTGTCTAGATTACCTAGATGCTCTCTAATTTTAGTAATTTCCTCTGCAATGTCCTTCAGACTGTTTAAGTCCTCTGGTACACTAGTATGGTCAACACTTCCCCAGATAGCATCGTCTGCTGTCTTTCTATCTTTAATTTCCTGCTCTAATCTAGTTATCAAGTCAGCTATAGTTTCATCACTCTTAGAAGTAATAAGTTTAGTAAACTCTAACTCATCGTTAGTCTCCTTTCTAGTGACCCAATATAGTGCTTGATTACCATCTCCGTCATTTTCAA